AGACTCTGATCTCAGACGTTATGAATTTTCCCTCCGTGACAAAGAACTCGAACAATACAAGACCGAAGAATTTAGACATAATATAGAACAAGAACTCACTCGCATCCGCACTCTCGCTGCAAAAAAGAATGAACCCTTTGACCTCTACACTTCACTTGATCCCTCCGACCTCCCTGAAAACCGACAACCTACTCCAGGCATCCGCTCTCTCCCCTACAAGTATCACAAGACGAACCCAACTTACGCAACAGAAGAAGTTCCCGAAACCGGCTACTCCCTCAATCCCTTGCTCCGTTATCTCATTCGCAACAAGTATCCTCTTTATGAAGCATACACTGACAAATACTGCCGCCCCCTTGGCACAACAGACGCTACATTCAAAGACTTCAATCATGAACAACTTGCTACCGAACCAGTAGAAGAATCTCGCAAATGGACAATACTTTCACTTATCCAGCACTTTCTCAACTGCACTCCCTATCGTCCCCTTCACTTCGTTGACACCACTTTCGACAAACGCCCCCTCCACACTGGAACTGGCTATTTTAATCGCAACTCCCCCTTTACCCGTGTTCACGCTGCTTACGCCCATGTAACTGAATATGCTCTCCGACCTTTTTCCAAAGGCTATTTCTTTAATACGACTCATGAATATGCTCGCACTTTCATTCATTCCATTAAAAAGAACGGTCTCCCTTTTCCTACAAAGAACCTTTCTCCCGAGAACATCAAGTCCACACTCGCTTCATTTTTCCTTGAACGCCCGACTTTACTATTCACCCGCAATCACATTTCCGACCGAGATGGAATTCTCAAACAACGTCCTGTTTACGCCGTAGACGATCTTTTTCTAATTATCGAATCTATGCTAACATTTCCCCTACTCGTTATGGCTCGCACCCCCGACTGCTGTATCATGCAAGGACTCGAAACTATCCGAGGCGCTAACCGCTTTCTCGATAAACTCGCACGCTCATTCACTTCTTTCTTTACTATCGACTGGTCTCGTTATGATCAATCCCTGCCCCGCGCAATTTCTGACATATACTACACTGACTTCCTCGAATCACTCATTATCATATCACATGGCTACCAACCCACAGTTGACTACCCCACCTATCCTGATTTATCTGCTGACACTCTCTTTCAAAGACAGAATTATCTCCTCCATTTCCTCCACACCTGGTATAATAACATGGTTTTCGTCACTTCTGACGGCTATGCTTACCTCCGCTCCTTCTGCGGTGTACCTTCCGGTCTATTCAATACTCAGTATTTAGACTCATTCGGAAACCTCTTCCTCATAATAGATGGTCTTCTAGAATTCGGCATCCCCCCCTCCGAAATCAAGAAAATCGTTCTTTTCGTTATGGGCGATGACAACTCAGGCTTTACGCACTGGGAAATCTTCCGCCTCCACACTTTCATTAGTTGGTTCGAAACATACGCCTTCAAGCGTTGGAACATGACTCTCTCTCGCACTAAATCGATTATCACCTCAATACGTGGCAAAATCGAAACACTCTCTTATCAGTGCAATTATGGTGATCCCATCCGTCCCCTCGGTAAACTAGTAGCACAACTTTGCTACCCTGAACGTGGCTTGGAACTCAAATACCAATCCGCTCGCGCCATAGGCATTGCCTTCGCCGCTGCAGGCATGGACCCCACCTTCCATTCTTTTTGTAAAGATGTTTATTATACATTCCTTCCTTACGCCGACCCCGACACTACCGCTACCATCTTAGATGTATCCAAGTACCTACCCGGACAATTCAAAATCCTCGACGCCTATCAAGACATCGTCGACCTGTCCCATTTCCCCACCCTCTGGGAAGTACGTCATGTTTACTCCTACTATCATGGTCCCCTTACCTTTGCTCCTAAATGGAACGACGCTCATTTCCTATCTCAACCAAATGAACTTCCTCCTAACTCGATCACTATGCTTGAATTTCGCAATTTACATAAAATCGACCGCATTCCGGTACCCACAATCTTTTAGATATCCAAACACGCCAAAATTCGTGATGGTTCTTTTTCCTTTGTTTAACACCCGCCCG